AAATAGTTGACATCTACTAAAATATACGTTATACTTTATTTGGTTAGACAAATACTTCCTAACCAAGCTCGAGTACACCCCTACTCGATTTTTTCTTATTGTAAAATAATCTATTATATGATATAATATATTTGTAGTACAATACGTTAGTATGGGAGATTTGCTATGGTATATGATGATATGCGTTTTTATACGTTTAATGAATTTTACGATCAAGGGGTTAGGATAAAAAATCATTTTATCAATTTAAGTATCGATGATAAACTGGTTTATCGTATGTATGTATATTCAAATCGTCATATCAAAGATTATTTGTTAGATAAGATATGGGAATATTTGAATGAACCTTTCGGTAGTACTTATTATGTGTCATACGATATGTTAGGATTATATCAGACAAAGAGGTGATACTTTGGATATTAATGACGGAATAAGAGAAAGAATCGAAAAAACAAAGGGATTACTGTCTAAACTTCAACATAAAAATACAATGGCTTATTTGCAAGGATTACATAGTATTAAATGTGATTACGAAACGTTAAAAGAATATGACAGTGCCTGCGAATATGCAAAGGAAATAATCGATTTGTTATCTCATAATAAAATACAACATAAAGATACGAAAAAAGATGAAGAGTTGATTCGTGATATTTGGGTACATGCTTATGATACAAGAGCTAGACAGGGAGATTATGAAGCATTTTGTATTGCCATGGAATGGAACCGTCCTATTACTAAACAATTCTATTTACCTAGAGCAAGATTGCTAAAGAAACACGGTGTTATTCAGGGTATTCAAGATTTGATTGATGATAAATTAGATTTGCTAGTGCTTAATTTACCTCCGAGAATAGGTAAAGAATTGAGTGATGACACTCCTATATTGACTAAAAACGGATGGAAAAATCATGGTGATTTGATTGTTGGTGATTACGTATTAAACGATAAAGGGGAATTCGTTATGGTACAAGCATTATCTCCAAAATGCAAATCAGAATATATCGTTACGTTTAGTAATGGTGATAAAATAGAATGTCATGGAAATCATGAATGGATAGTGTATGACAGACATGCTTGTAAAAATAAAATAATAGAAACAAAAGATATGATAGGTAAAATAAGAGATATATCTAAAAATAATCCGAGTAGCACACATAGACATTTTAGATTTTTGGTTAATAACCGAAATTTTGTTAAAGGTGAATGTAAAGAACTGCCAGTAAAACCGTATACATTAGGCGCTTGGCTAGGTGATGGTACCAATACTAACCCATACTTAAGTAACGCTGTTTGTGATAGAGCGATTGTCGATAGTATTGTGAATGATGGTTATTCCGTTCGTCATGACTGGGTTCATAAAACAACTGGAGTACATACTGTTGGATTTAACAATCTTCGTTTTTCTTTACAGAAACTTGGTTTTTGTCATTCACGGAAAAGAGTCCCTAAAAAAATACCAGATGAATATTTAACGGCAGATATAAACCAAAGATTGGAATTATTGGCTGGTTTATTGGACACAGATGGTAGTTTGATAAAAAAAGAGCATAGATATCATTTCGTAACTGCTGAACAAACCTTGCGTGATTCGTTTGTATCTTTAATTAACACATTCGGTTGGAGATGTAGTGTGACGGAACATCAACCCAAAACATCTTCAAGTAACATTCGAGGAAAACAACCATATTGGGACATAGGTTTTAATCCAACGTGCTATATCCCATGTAGATTGGAAAGAAAGCGTTTGTATGAATTTTCAAAGAATAGACGTATTTCGATAGTTTCTATTGAACCGTTATTAAAGGAAAAATGGGGACGATGTATTCAGGTTGAAGGTGGGGTTTATCTAGCTGGAAAAAGTATGATACCTACACATAACAGTACAGTTGGTTTATTTTTACAAGTTCTTTTAGGAGGTATGTCACCTGATGAAAGTATCATTGGTTCTGGACATAGTGCTAGACTAATTCAATCTTTCTATAGTGAGATAATTAATTTGATGACCGATCCAGAATATAGGTATCATGAGATATTCCCAAATAATAAAATAGTCGACAAATCCAGTGAATATAATTATATTGATATAAACAACAAAAAAAGGTTCCACACATATAACTACGTTTCTATAGAAACTGGTGGTACTGGTAGTGTTGAAGCTAGTAGATTACTTTACTGCGATGACTTAGTAAAAGATGTGGAACAAGCAAATAATCCTGATAGACTTGAAAAATTATATCATAATTATACAAGTACTATTAAAGATAGAAAATTGATGAGATTATGTAAAGATGGTATTTATCGACCATGTCCTGAAATACATATAAATACCCCATGGAGTTTATATGATGTCACAAGTAGAGTAGTACAGAATGCTAAGGATGAACATGATATGAGTAGAGTTCGTATTATTTCAATACCTTGTTATGATGAAAATGGAGAAAGCAATTTCATGTATGATTATGGTAAAGGGTTTGACGCTAAGTATTATAAAGAAATGGAATTGGCAGAAGATCCTGTTATTTTTAGTGCGAAGTATTTAATGCAACCAGTTGAGAGAGATGGTTTAGTATTTAGTAAAGATAATGTTAGTTTTTATAATGAATTACCAGGTGGTACTCCAGATAGAATAGTAGGATACGCAGATGTTTCTCATGGCGGTGACGATTATTTTTCTTTACCAATAGGATATGTGTATGGTTACGAAGTGTATATCGAAGATGTTCTGTTTATTAATCGTTTTGGTGGTGATGATGCTAGTAGACCGAAAGTTAAAGAGATTATTGAACGACATCGTGCTACAAGATGTGGTGTTGAAAAAAATAACGGCGGAGATTTTTATGCCACACTTATGGAAAACGATTTGAAGAAGGATGGTTATCGTTGTCATATCACAACGCATAATGCTCCTACGAATAAATCAAAACGAGATAGAATACTAGCTTGTCAAAACGAAATAAAAGGTATCGCTAGTGAAAATAATACGTATCGTATTTACTTTAAAAGTATGGACAAATTAAAAGGTAATAAACAATATTTGGATGCTTTAAATAATCTCTTTAAATGGAATCAAAATCCTAGCATGCAAAATAAACAACATGATGATTTCCCTGATAGTTTAGCAGGTATGATTACAAACGTACTTGGTGGAAAGGTGAAAGGTGTTGCGAAAAGTAATGTTACTGCTAGTGCATTAGGTATTTGACAATTATTAAGAAATAAGGTATAATAGAGTGTGATTATGAATAAAGTTTGGATATGTTGCCCTGATTGTGGTAAAAAATTATTTAGAATAGATAAAACAAGTTCTTGTAAAAATATTTACATTTGGTGTAAGTCTTGTAAGAAAGAGATACTTGTAAAAGAGCCTAAGAGCCATGTTATTGAAAAATAATATTGGTTCTTTTTGTTTTATGTAAGGTGGTGATAGATTGGAAGAAGTGAGTATTTTTAATAAAATACATTATGGACGTCAAAGAATTATCCTTGATTTTGATGAAGTGACTCCTGACAATTTGTCACAGGTTATGCAAAAAGCATTAGGTATACATGGTCAAAATGCTAGAGATTGCGACTATTTGATTAAATATTTTCTCGGAAAGCAAGATATTTTAGAAAGACAAGGGAATTATACAAATCAGATAAACAATAAAACTGTTGTTAATTATGCGTTTCCAATCACAAGGGAAATTGTAGGGTATACCTTTGGTAATGCTGTAGAGTTTGTACAAAGGGATATGAAGTATCAAGAGGCGGTATCAAAATTATCTGATTATTATAATTATGAAACAAGTTATTACGTTGATGTTTGTACCGCTATTTATGATTCTATTTGTGGTATAGGATATCAAATAACATTGCCTAGTAAAGATATATCGAAAGATAATACACCTGATTTACCTATTATTTATGATTATCTTGATCCTAGAAACACGTTTGTTGTTCAAAGTAGTGCTATTGGTAACCCAGTTATTTTAAGTTGTCATTTTACGATAAATAGTCAAACACATAAAAGAGAATATACTTGTTACACTAATAAATATAAGTTTGAGTTTACAAATATGGATATGAGTACCTTACAAGTTAGTAGAAATCCATTAGGATTAAATCCTATCACAATGATTGAAAACTCATTATTCTTGACTGGAGATTGGGAACAGGCAATTAGTGTCATGGAGGCGACAAATCAAGTAGCTAGTGATTCGTTAAATGATATTGAAGGTACAATAAAGGCTTTGTTGGTTGTTATTGGTGCAGAATTTGCTGATGATGATGACGATGCAAGTTTAAATAAAGTAAAACAAAATAGAATATTAACACTTACGAGAGCAAGTGGAGATACTTCTAATCTTGATGCTAAGTTCATTGCTCCTCAGTTAGATAGTACCAGTACACAAAATATTCGTGAATACTTAGAAGAAGCTAGAAACATTATTACAGGTATTCCAGATAGAAGTAATAATTCTAGTGGTGGAGATACGGGATTAGCGGTTCTTAATCGAGATGGTTGGACTGATATCGAGATAGTTGCTAGACTTAAAGAGTTGTTCTTTAAAAAAGGTAAGAAACAACAATTAGCAGTAGGTATTAAGATATTACAAATGCTTGACTTAATACAAGATGATTTATCAGTAATAAATATTGATTTAATTATTGGTAGACATAGTCAAGATAATTTACAGACAAAAACACAAGCATTTTCAACATTGGTAGCTACTGGAGAATTAGCAACGATAGACTGTTTAGAATTATCTAATTTAACCAATAAAACAAGAGAGATGGTTGAACGAGGTAAGGAAGCTAAGAAAGAACGTCAAGAGGAAGCTATTCAAATGGCAAAGGAATCTGCGGAAGCATCTGGCGAAGGAAAATCATCACAAAATGGTGCAAATAAAACTGCAGAGATAGAAAAACAAGCATCAGGAAATAACAATAAAAAATAATTATTAACGCCTTATAGGACATGAGTTGCTATATGAAAGAGTTCGTGAATCGTACCGAAAGCGTAATAATATAAATATTTCTCCCAACCTGGAGGGGGTTTATAAAATACAGGGTTCTATCCGACAGAGAAGTCGTTTAATCGCTAGAACGAAAGGACAATTTATGAATTTAAAAGAAGTATTAGGAGATGCCTATAAAGATGGCATGACATTCGAGGAAGTTAGCAACTTCTTCGCAGACAAGAAATTCGCTGATTTATCAACAGGAAACTATGTTGATAAAAATAAATACGAAAGCGAAGTTAATAGTCTAAAAACACAGTTATCTGAGAAAGATTCACAATTAAAAAGTAAAATGAGTGATGATGAAAAAATCACAGCATCACAAAAAGAAAAAGATGCGGAAATAGAAAGATTAAAAAAATTATTAACAGATAATACTATTACAGGCAATAAAAATACAGTCAATAGTATTACTACATCTGTAAGAGAAACATTAGGATTGAAAGTTGACGATAAAGATTTTAGTT